TTTAGAACCCCGCAGTACTGTGTCGCACTCGCACAGTACTATCAGCCTATAGAGCATGCGATCTATGCTATGGAAGGAGATGGAAAAGAGCTTCCAAAGGGTAGGTTGATAGCGAAAGGCCTTAACCAACACCAGCGAGCTTCCTTGTTAAGAGACAAGTGGTTTCAGTTCAAACGTCCAGTGGTGGTTTCACTGGACATGTCAAGGTTTGACTCCCACTGTCATTGGAAGCTTCTGCAACTTGAGCATTCAGTGTACTTGTACATGAACAACCATCCTGAGTTTGCCAGATTGCTGGCGGCTCAGTTGAAGAATGTTGTCTACTCGGACTACTACAAGTACGTTGTGATGGGCTCAAGAATGTCTGGAGACCTAAATACAGGTTGTGGAAATTGTGTGCTTATGGTCATAATGGTGGGAGCAGCGATGAAACACTTCCCGAAAGTGAAGTACCAGATACTCGACGATGGTGATGATTGCCTCCTCATAATTGAGGAAGAGGATCTTGATGAGATAATTGCGAGGTTACCAAGCATTTTCAGGGCCTACGGACATGAGGTCAAGATTGAAAATGTCGCAAGAGATATCGAAGAGGTCCTCTGGTGTCAGAGCCATCCAGTCTTTGATGGATTTAGATGGAGGTTTGTAAGGAATCCGAGGAAAGTACTGTCCTCAACCTTGTCAAACTACAAGTTCACGATCCCCTCAGTAAAGTATAGGCGTAAACTAGTCAATACTTTGGGAAAGTGTGAGCTTGTGATGAGTAGAGGGATGCCAATTCTACAAGAGTATGCTCTAGCGCTGATAAGAAATGCAGCCACCGATAAACTTACGAGTTTTTCGGGTTTAGATATAGAGTATAAGGTGGGTATAGAGTTGGGATCTCGTGGGGATAAATTCCTCGAGAAAGTCACTCCACTACCAATCACTGATGAGGCGAGAGTATCTTATGCGAAAGCGTGGAAAATCTCACCGACCGAACAAATAGCACTTGAGAACTCACTCCGCACGTGGAGTTTCAAGCTTCAAGGGGATAGAGACGTGGCGCCGCTGACACTTGATTGGGTCAGCATGTTCTGGGGCCCACACGTCTACCCCATGGGGTTTTGAACCCATGTCCCGAAATAATAAAACGAGACGTGCCAAAAGAGCGCGAGCTGTACAACGTGCTCTTCAAACCGGCAAACAAATTGCAAACCGAGCTTACAATGATAAGAGTGTCCGTCAAGCCTATGATAGGGGACTAGACATGCTGGAAGAATATAACCCGGTGGCTGGTAAGGTCGCCCGTGGTTTGTCTGAGATAGCAGCACCTGTCGCCCAGTCTATAGTCACGGGTGGAGGAAACATGCGGACACGACGTAGCGGTAATACAGGAATTGTGATATCAAACAAGGAACTCCTTGGTAATGTAACAGGAACGGCAAGTAGTAGTGTTCCAACTTTTACGCGGTACTCGATTAACCCGGGTTTGGCTTCGGTCTTTACTTGGGCATCAGAAGCTGCAAAAGGTTTTCAGTACTACCAGGTTCTTGGCCTCGAGATCCTTTATGTCACAAGGACTAATACTGCTAAGGTCGGCTCTATCATGATGGCCGCGATGGTGGATAATTCGCAAGGGACCCCAGAAACGGAGGTTGACTTGATGACATTACCAAACTCAAGAGAAGGTAGCTCGTGGAACAACATGAGACTAGTTGTTTCGCCAGCAGCTATACACTCTTCCGCACCACGAAAACTCATAAGAACAGGGTTACCTTCTGGTGATATTAACCTGTTTGATGCGTGTTCGGTGGTTGTGGCGACACTTGGTCAAGGAGATACGGATCAGATCGGAAAGCTTTACGTGAACTACGTAATAAGGCTTGATTCGCCCGTGATCAAATCAGTCACTCCCATCTCATACACAGTAGCATCTTTCTACATGAGTGGATCGGTAGGATTCACAAGTGGCGCAGAGACATTGGTACCATATGACACATCAACCTATAACCAAATGGGTATCACCAACGCAAGCGGTCTGTTGACATTGTCTAGAGGTGTGTACCTGGCAGCGGTAACTGTAACTTGGCAGA